CTTCCGGACAGCTCGATGTTACTAATAAGCAATTTATTCAAATTTCGACTGCCTATGATAATCCATCAGTACCATTTCATAATGATGAAAAACGAGTTCAAAATTTAATGGAAGCCGATTATTTGCGACAGGGGGATGCTTACCTTGTCTTGAACTGGTGTCAGGACGATGAAAATGAAGTATTTAAGCCAGAAACCTGGTCTAAATCTAACCCATTGATGGATATGCCAGGAAAGCGTGATCGGTTCGTTTTAGATTTACAAACTGAAAGAGACAACAATATGCTAACTGGTAATATGTTAGGTTTCCAAAATAAATCAATGAATATTTGGATGCAACAGTCAGCAGATAGCTTCTTAAAACTTGATGATATTGAAAGGGCGATTATTCCGCGTTTCGATATTCGAGGACGTGAAGTATATATTGGGTTTGACTATTCGATGTTTAGTGATAATACAGCTATTGCATTTGTCTATCCCTATCAAGATGAAAAGGGCAAGCAAAAATGGCACGTTGAGCAGCATAGTTTTATCCCTTGGAATAAAGCAGGCTCAATTGAGGCTAAAGAAAAACAAGATGGTATTAATTATCGTCAATTAGCAGATGAAGGGTACTGTACAATTACAAGTCACCCGCAAGGCTTAATCAATGACGAACAAGTTTATAACTGGTTATTAAATTATGTTGATGAAAATCATCTTAAAGTTATCTTCTTTGGCTATGACGCCTGGGGAGCAACCACTGCAATTAAACAAATGGATATTAATACGGATTATCCATTAGAATCTATTCGTCAGCGAACATCCGAGTTAAAGGACCCAACTAAGTTTCTTCAGAAAATATTTGTTGAAGGGAATATTACCCGTCTTGACGATAAGATCATGGAAAAGGCGCTGATTAATGCTGAAATTGTAGAAGATAAGATTGGTATTCAAGTCGACAAGGCTAAGGCAACATTAAAAATTGATGTAGTTGATGCAATTATTGATGCCCTTTACCAGGGAATGTATCATTTTGAAGATTTCGGAATTGCTAATGATAAGTCCGGACAGGTTGATCGAATGACGGCGGAACAGGTAAAAGCATGGTTTGAAAATAAGGATAGTGGTTTGCTTGATGATTAGTAATCTTATTAAATTAATATGGAAATATTTCGATGTAATTTGTTTTTTAGCGGCAATTATCTTTGCAGTTTGGGGATGCTTCTTGCTTAACTTTATTGCTGGAATTTTTAGTGTTGCGATTAGTCTAGTAATTATTGGTTATCTATCGGAGAAGATAGCTAACCTTCAGTGAAAGGAGGTGAATGCTATTGCCGTTATTTAATCAAAAATTTAGTCCAGGATTAGCGATTTCTGATAATACTGATATTCTTCATTTTTTGAATCCAGATAATTCTGATAAGTACGTGGATGCTAGTACGGCATTAAAAAACTCTGATATATACTCAATCGTGTTTCAGTTAAGTGCTGATTTAGCAAATGGCATTTTACGTGCGGATATGCCAAGGGCACAAGGTATTCTTAATAATCCTACGAAAACCAGTAATGCACATAGCTTTTGGCAATCAATGTATGCGCAACTGCTACTAGGTGGCGAATGCTTTGCTTATCGTTGGCGAAACAATAACGGAACAGATATGAATTGGGAGTATTTGCGACCATCGCAAGTAACTCCTTTTTTGTTAGAAGATGGTTCTGGACTAATCTATAACATTAGTTTTGACGAACCTGAAATTGGTGTCATGCAGGCAGTCCCACAAGGCAACTTAATTCATATCCGTTTGCTCTCGCAAAATGGAGGGAAAACAGGAATAAGTCCCCTCTCAGCACTAGCTAACGAACTTCAAATTAAAGATCAATCTAATAAGTTAACTTTAAGTGCTTTAGGACGTTCAGTGGTTGCTCCAGGAATTTTGACAATTAAACACGGTGGCTTATTAAGTGATGAAGAAAAAGCGTCACGATCTCGTAAGTTCCTGAAACAAACTTCAAGCTCTCAAAACGGCCCGATCGTTCTTGATGACTTGGAAGAATATACACCGCTAGAAGTTAAAAGCAATGTGGCTCAATTATTAAATCAGGTTACCTGGACTAGCGCGCAAATTGCAAAAGTATACGGTGTATCAGATAGTATTATCAACGGACAAGGTGACCAACAATCATCTATTCAAATGATGGGCAATGCTTATGTTAAATCGTTGGCTCGCTTTGCTAAAGCGATCGTTGCAGAGTTGAATAATAAACTAAGCGCCAATATAAATCTTGATTTACGTTCCTCAATTGACCCCTTAGGTGATAATTACGCTTCTACAATTGCTAACTTGCAGAAGAACGGTACATTGGGAGCTAATCAAGCAGCTTGGTTATTGCAACAAGCAGGATATTTACCTGATGATTTGCCAGATAAAGAAAAACCAACTACTCAGGTTCAACCAGTACAAGTAGTTAGCTCAGATAATCAATCGAAGGGAGGTGAGGACGATGAAGAAAGTTAAGATCACTGGAGATATTGTTGATAACAGTACTGCTAGGTTTTATCAATGGTTCGGTATGGACGCTACTTCACCGGCTGAGATTGATGGTATCTTAAATGATGGCAATATAGATCCGGTAGAAGTAGTTATTAACTCTGGTGGTGGGGATGTCTTTGCTGGCAGTGAAATTTACTCTATGCTTCGTAGCTATGCAGGTAATGTAACTGTTAATATTATGGGAATTGCCGCATCTGCTGCTAGTGTGATTGCCATGGCCGGTAATACTGTTAATATGTCGCCAACGGCTCAAATGATGATCCATAAGGCTTGGTCATATCAGCAAGGAAATGCGGATGATCATAACCATGAAGCGCAGGTGTTATCGTCAATTGATGATTCGCTTGTAAATGCATACGTTGCTAAAACAGGAATTAATCGTGCTGATATTCTGCAGATGATGCAAAATGAAACTTGGATGACAGCACAAAATGCAGTCGATAAAGGCTTTGCAGATAACATTATGTTCCAAGATGATAAGCAACTGCAGATTGCTAACTCTCTTGGACATACGCTTCCTAAAAAGGATGCAGTAAAGAAATTTATGACAATGATTACTGAGTTCAAAGATTCAGAGAAACCTACGTCAGTAATTAAGAATCAAACTATCGATAATGAAGAAAGGTCAACTCCTAGTCTACGTGATCAGAAGTTGGCTATTTTATTTGGAAAGGAAGATGAAAAGAATGGGAATTAATGAACTCAATGATGCTTGGATTGCAAAAGGACAAGCTGTATCAGATTTAAATGCGCAACTCAATACTGCAGTTCTTGACGATAACTTTTCAGCGGATAAGTTTGCGGAACTAAAGACTAAGCGTGACAATATGGTGGCTCAACGTGATGCTATCAAGGATCAACTTGATGAAGCACGTGCAGCTGAAATTATCAAGATGGATAACAAGAAAGATCGCAAGCCTTTGAACGAGAAAGAGAAGAGCCTTAAGGATATGTTTGTGAAGGACATCAAGAACATGGTTCACGGCCGTTTCGACCTAGTTAAATCTGATGCTACGGTTGACACAAACGGTGACGGCAGCTTTGGTCTGACAATTCCACAAGATATTCAAACTGCCATTCACGAACTTGTTCGGTCTATGGCTACGTTGCAAAACTATGTAACGGTTGAACATGTTGGAACTAACCGTGGTTCACGGGTATATGAAAATGAAAACGACATTAAGCCAATGGTTAAGATGGACGAGGGGTCTCAAATTCCTGGTGCAGATCCCTCTAAGCTACACACAATCAAGTATCTAATCAGCGATTATGGTGCAATGTACACTCTAACTAATGATTTGTTGATGGATAGTGCCGAAGCAATTTTGGATTACTTGACTCGTCAAATTGCTAAAAAGGATGCTGTTACCCGAAACGTCGCTATTTTGAGCGTGATGAATGCCGCTCCAAAGAAGCCAACCATTTCTAAGCTTGATGACATCAAGGACCTGTCTAACAACACGTTGGACCCAGCAATTGAAGCAACTTCAATTTTTATCACAAACCAGTCTGGCTACAACATCTTGAGTAAGATAAAGGACGCAGAAGGTCGTTATCTTGTACAACCGGATATAACTCAACCGGGTCGTTATCAGATTGATGGTCACCAAGTAGTACGGATTGCTGATAAGTGGTTACCGGATGTTTCCGGCTCGCATCCGCTTTACTATGGTGACTTTAAGCAATCTGTAACTGTCTTTGACCGTCAAGATATGCAATTACTGGCTACTAACCTAGCCGGCGGTGCTTACGAAACTAACACTTACAAGGTACGGGTTATTGATCGTTTCGACGTACAAGCAACCGATACCGGTGCTATGGCCGTTGGGTCGTTCAAGACAGTAGCTAACCAACAAGCTACTACTCCTGAAACGTCTGGACAGACAGCGTAATTTGAAGGCAGGTGAAAAGCATGAGTGAGAATCAAACGGATATTGATCCATTAGTTTCTCGGGTTAAGGGAATGCTATACCTTGATGGTAATGAAGATGATCAGCTAATTGATACTTACGTTAAAGCGGCTCATGCTTTTATTCGTAATGCTATTGGAGAAGTTAATTCCGCATTTTATACGGATCAGCGTGTTTCATCTTTAGTAGAAGTTGCGGAAATTTCATTAGCAGGAACTTATTATCAAAATCGTTTAGCCTTATCTGATACTCAAACTTATCCCATTGATTTAACAGTTAATAGTATCATTGGTCAATTACGAGGCTTAAGGAATTCATACGATGAGGAGAGTGATAAGAATGAAACTTCCGATCAGCCGGCTGAATCATAAAGTTAAATTTGGCAAGACAGAAACCATTAGTGATGAGTCAATTGAAGGATCACATGAAAGTTTTATCACTCGACAGCAGTTACATTGTGCTTTTTACCAGCGAAGCCAAACTCAACAGTATCAATTACTTGGTACTAAACTTGAAGGAACGATTGTGATTGCTGTTCGTTCACAATATCATGTTGAAGATGATCTTCAAGCTCAAATAGATGATGATAATACTATCTATAATGTTATTACGATTTCCCGTGATGAAAGCCATTCGCCAATAAGATATGACTTAATTACACTAAAGGATACTGGAAAGAAGGTTGGTTAAAATGGACTTGGCAGCTTCACTAGAAGAAT